TCTTTTGAATAAGTTCCCTTACTATCTGGTACATCGTGTCCATTTAAAACTTGTTTAACATAATACATTTCTACATTATTGTTCCACTCAACACATGTAAACATTTCTGTTTGCTTTAATAAATCGTCTGAATCTTTTATATCACATGCAGCACGAACTTCAGGTTCTAATTCTTCTGGAACAACTAATTCTTTTAATATAATTTTTAATAATTTTCCGGTTGGTGCTCTTGATACTACATACTTATCCATACCATAAACATTTAAACCACACTTCTCTGTATGACTATCATAATGAACTAAAACATTTCCAGATGAAAGTAGGTGTTTTAATAATTCAAAGAAGTTTGTTCTAATAGGGGAGGCTTCAACATAATCCATTACTGAGTTTTCAATATCTGATAATGCTTTGTCAACTTGAGAGGCATCCTCTACACCCATCTCATCTTTTTTAAACTTATCTAAAGCGAGACGAAAGAAGGGACTGTCAGGGGGAAGGAGTGCAAGTAATAGTTTTGCGGATAGATTTGTTATACCTCTTGCACCTAAACTTTGGTATGGTGTAGGTAAGTCACTAGAGCCTTCATGACCTTGAGGTGTAATTAAAAAGGGGAGGGTAAGTTCTGATACTCGTCTTGCTCGTCTTAGGAATGGTTCACGTTTAGTTTCCATTCTTGTGTAACGAGCTTTAACGGATTCTTTTGAGTTATACATTTAAGTTGTTTGAGGGATATTAAGACCAGACTTTTCTGGAGTATTTAAATCAACTTTAAATCCAGAAGTTCCAGTACGTTTTGCACGAGAAGCTAGGTTAGCTGCTAATGCTTTATTACCTCTACCAAATGTAGGGGCTTCATCTCGTTTTACAACCTCTGCCTTTGGCTCTGGCGGTGGTATTGAAGGTGCTTTGGGTGATAAGAATGAGCACATCTATTTGTAACCCTCTTTCTCTTGTTGTTTAGAGATTTCAATTAATTGATTAACAACAAACTGAACTCCAGCATCGAATGCGATGTTCCAAGGAGTTAGTGGTGTATTGGCATCTCTATCTGTAGCAGCTTTTAGGGGATAAACATTAGATAAGTACTGAGCAAATTCCGGTGCTATGTAAGGTTTTTCTTCCATTAAAATTTTGTCCACATTAAGGGATTACCACAAAGGTTACTATTTAACGGTAACATCTTGATTAACCAGATATTCTAATAACCATGCTAGATATACTTTAGCCTTAGCTAAATCCTCTAAACCGTCAGCATGTTTATCCGGGTATCTTGAAATATATTTAATAACATTTCCTCTTAGATAACCTTCCATTTGTTCAGGAGTCATTACTGACTTCATATACTCTATTGGTTGGATATCTTTATCACTATAATGTGACTGTGTTTTTACATAATTAAACTGGTCTACATTAGGTTTTGATACACCAGCTTCTAATTTTTCTATGTAATTATCTACATCGGCTGCCATAAGTTAATTTCTCCTGTATGAAAATTATAATCTTCTGCACGTAGTATTCGTGCTAACCTAGCTTGAACAAGGGCATCTTTTTCACCAAGCCCTCTCTTTTCATATGTATCAACTACTGCACCCCACCATTTACTAGGTTCAAAATAGTTTAAAATTTTATGTGCTCTTTTTAAACCAATGCTAGGACACCCTGAATAATTATCTGCTGTATCTCCTGTCAATGTTTGTATCATATGATTAAAATTTGCTTCAGCAGTAGGTACATATCTCCTAGTTTTCTTTATAGGATTTATCCAACGACAGGGTACAGTGAAAAAATCTTTATCAATACTTACTACAACTTTTTGTACATCATCCTTAAGTGTAGCCTGTATACCAATAACATCATCCGCTTCTAGGGAAGGAAACTTTAAAACATTATAATTCTCTTGAAGATATTCTCTGGCTTTTTTTAATAAAACTGGTTTATGTACAGACTTTCTATTAGCTTTGTAGTCTGCAAATAAATTTTTTCTCCAATTTTTAGTATCATCCGATAATGCCATAACAATATTAGCTTCATTTATTAGTTCTTTCTTTTTAAAAGGTTTACCAATAATCAGGTCATCAACAACTGCTATCCAATCAGAGATAGTATTCTTAATTGCTGGTATTAATTTCTCAGGGTAAGGTTCACAACACATCTCACCACAACAATCATCTGTTTTAAAATCAACAGCAATCTCACTTGAAGCTGCTGCACGATAAGCAATAATATCCGCATCAATTAATATATCCATAGTAACCTCATTGGGCATCTAACAGCCCCTCTAAATTTGAAAACACAGTCCAATAAAATAACCACTCTTCATGTAAGCTTTCAAAATTTTTTATTTTTTTAACATCAGTTGTCCACCTACCCTTAACCCATAGTTCCATAAGTATCTCCAACCCATTTAGAAAATTTAATTAACTCTTCTGGAGTAGCGTTTGACTTCATGCCATTAGCTAACAAAGAAATTATTTGTACGTTACCGTCAACATAACCCATGTTTGGATTAATACGGTCAAATGACGGAGAATATTTTGACACTCCCCCAAAGTATTCTAAGGGAATATTAAAGACAGGACAAAATTTTGGGAACGTCACATCGCTAAAAGAAATAGTGAACTCTTCCTTCCTTTGTCTAGCCCTATTCTTCTTATAAAAAAAAATTAGACGTTGCCGTCTAATGAGTGGTTGCCCAAGTTTTGCCGATGCCATAATGTCCATCCATTTCACAACGTAAGTTGTAATGTTCCCCAGCTTTTTTAATAGCCTCAACTGCTGTCTTACCAACAATGTCAGCTATACCCGATTCACATTCTATCTGCCACTCGTCATGGACGTTAGCAACAAACTCATATTTATTTTTATATGGTAATAATAACTCATCTAAAATAACTAAAGCTTTTTTTGTAACGACTGCTCCAGCCCCTTGGACGAGTGAGTTAACGCAACTTGCAATTGATTTAGGATAGAGTCTACGTCTGTCAAGTCCATACAAGTATCCTCTTCGTTCAAAAACTTGTCGCACGTCTTTAACAAATTCTCCAAGTGCTGGAAGACTACGCTCCAACTTACGTCTCGACTCTCTACCCAATTTAACCAAACACTTGTCAGAGTATGAAGGACGTGAGTTCTCAGGAATGTCTTGGTACACAATGTCTCCGAGCTTGTGGTCTCCAGCCCCATATATCCAAGCGTAATACCACGTCTTAGCGTTAGCTCTTGAGTGCAATCCAATAGCTCTTTGGTTAACGCTATGAGCATCGTTGCCCTCTCCCTTTTTCCCACTAACGACAGTCCTACCATACTCACCTCCATCTATACGAGCAACCATGTGAGCAAACACCCTAAGTTCAAGGGCATCAACATCAACACCAACTAAAGAAAAACCCTCCGGCACAGTAAATAGAGAACGACACTCTGTACCGTATGGAGAATTGCTAGACACGACTTGACCCATGTTAGGGTTTTGATGTGTCATTCTCCCGGTAATTGTGCCACCTGTATTCACACTTCCATGTATACGTCCACTACGCTCATGTCTTAACCAAGCTTTATCTCCTTCAGCTAATTGAGCTATCCGTTTCTGAATAAGCATGTACTCAATCAACGTATCAAGGGGAGGCGGAGACTCCATATCTTGGTATAAGATTTTTAATTTACGTAGTACCTTCTCATCTACCTTTGGTTTGCCGGAGGGCGTAAACTCATCTGGTTTCCAATCATATAAGTTCATCAATCTGTTTGCTATATGGTCAGCAGAGTTTGGATTAAACTCTAATAACTTTTTCCTTTGAATAGGAACTCCTTTAATATAACCGAGCGTTTTATTATCTCTCTTAGGAGTAAACAATTTGCCCGGCTTATAGAAACTACCAAATATATCTGCTAGTTCTTTATATAATTTATCTCTCTTTTCTGAAAGAACCCCATATAATTTGTTAGCAGCATCAACATCAAACATAAACCCATGTTGAATTTGTCTATTAACTATCTTAGCAACACTATGTTCTAAGTCTAAACACTGTTGCGAATAGTTATGCTTATCAAGTTTATTAAATAAAGCTAATGTAACTTCACAATCTCTAATACAATACTCTTCCATTTCTTTTGACCACTCAGCCCAAGGGTCTAACTCCTGTTCCTTCATTCGGTCTGCATAATCATCTTTCGGAAAACATAAACGTAAACCCCAAGCCTCTAAGGAATGTCTACCAAAATATTTTACAGGTATCCAATCACATGTTTTACTCTTAGCCCAGTCAAGATTATTTAAATTAGAAAAGATAACTCGAGACATAACTATTGTATCCAGAACCTTCCCGGTAAATTTAAATCCATATAATTTTTTAAGAGCTGGTAAGTCAAACATAATAATATTATGTCCACAAATGGTATCAGCTTTACTTAAATGTTTAAGCCCTTCTTTCATTTCATAATTTGTATAACGATAATAATTTCCTGTATCACTATCTATTATACAAAGAGAGTGAATCTTTGTTATCGTATCTAATAAACCATCAGTTTCTAAATCAAAAATCAACATGCTTATTTTCCTCTTGTTCATCAAATGGACATGGTTGTTTAGTAGAATTAATTCTACCTGTATTAGAATCATATCCTAAGTAAACACACTCCCCGGTACTACGTCCTGTGTATCTATCTTTAAGAATACGTAGTGTTGTTGTATGTCTTAAAGCTTCTTCTTCTGCCTGTTGGTTACGCTCTAGTCCGAAACAAAAATTACACCACTGACCAATTGCTCTTGAACCCCTGAAGTGTCTAAGCATTACTCGACCACCCTCTTCATGTGGTTTTCCTTCTGGCGTTGCAAGGTGTGTAATAATAAATAATGTAAACCCAAGCTCTCTAACTAATGTTGCGAGGTCTGTCATTATTCTATCAAGCTCTCGTCTTTCATCACCCTCATGTCCGGTAACGAGTGCGGTAATATGGTCTAAGAAAATATATTTACAATCACAATTAACTACCATGTATCTAATCTTAGACTTGATACTATTGTAATCCATATAACCAAAGTGGTCATGAAAAAAGAAATTACCTTTAGCTAATGTCTCATTGAAAGAATTATCTTTTTGCTCTTGAGTATATACAGCATCAGGAATGTGGAAAGGAATGTTTCCATGCTTACTCATTATTGATAGTGCTGTATCAGTTACATTTTCTTCTAAAAATATTAGACCAACATTTTTGTTATGCTCTAAACCAATATGTGTTGCTATCTCTTTATAAAATTCAGACTTACCCATGCCAGTGCCAGCACCTAAACAAATTATTTCACCCTGTCTAATACCATAGGTTAATTTAGTTAGGTCTTCATAAGGATAAGACAAGCCCCACTCAAGAGGCTTATCAATTGACTCCTTTAATTCACTGCCACATATAATTCCGTCAGGTCTATAAGGTCTTGCACCCCATATAGAATCAATTATCTTGGCAACTTCACCGTGTTTTAATAACTCATTAGCATCTTTAGCTCCATCAAGTTTTGCTATCTTACATTTACCCGGGGAAAATAATGAAGCACACTCCTCGGCTGCAACAAGACCAGCACTATCATTATCAAACATGAGAATAACTGACTCAAAATTCTCAAGCCATTCTAGTTGTTTAGATAATTGCTTACGTGCTGAAGCTGCTCCGTGAGATAAACTAACGACAGGATATTTATTCCCATTACATTGGCTAACAGAAAGAGCATCAAGTTCTCCCTCTGTTACTACTATCATTTTACCACTACTTCTCCAAACATTTTGTCCGAACAAAGTAATGTCAGATGTATCCCCTATCCAAACAAATTTTTTATCTGGATATCTTAATTTTTGTGCAACTACTTTCCCTTTACTGTTCGCGTAGTTTGCGACTTGAACGGTAATTTTCTTTTTAT